CTAGACAAAGATGAGTTCTTCGGAGATGTAAACGCTTGGAGAGCATACGCGGGAGTAAGCGGAAGCGCGCCAACACCGACGCCAAAACCATCAAAGAAATCTAACGAGCAAATCGCTGATGAGGTAATTGCCGGTAAATGGGGCAATGGACAAGACCGTAAAAACCGTTTGATCGCAGCTGGCTATGATTACCAAGCTATCCAGGATATTGTTAATAAGAAGATGGGCGGAGGCGGCTCAACTGGTTACACATATTACACAATTCAGCCAGGAGATACACTATCTTCAATCTCTGCACAGTTTGGCACAAGCATCAGCCAACTATGCGCTTGGAACGGTATCGCAAACCCTAACTTAATTTATAGCGGCGTTACGATAAGAGTAAAATAGGAGTTATATGGCTACTAAGAAAACTACTGGGGGATCTAAAACTACCAAAGCTAAAAAGGCTACGGCAGCGTCAAAAGACGCAAAGCCGTTAGTAGAAGTCGCTACAACGGCCCAGAAAACTGGTTTGATTATGAAGAACTCGACATACGATAAGCTCAAGTTTGTCGCTCAGATTATTCTTCCAGCAGTTGCAACACTCTGGGTAGCAATCAGCACTATCTGGAATTTGCCATTAGCAGACCAGATCGAAGGCACAATTACTGCTGTAATCGTGTTCTTAGACACAGTGCTTGGTCTTACTCTTGCTAAGGCTTCTAGCGATTACCATAAGGGAGACGCTTAGAAATGGATGGCGGCGACATCGTGGTTTCTTTAATAACGGCAGGCATCCCGTCTGCCGCCACGGTTGTCGTCGCCTTTTTCCAGAGCCGCACTATGAATAAGCATGCGGCTCGCCAGTCGATCCTCCAATTGATCATGGAGGATCACCTAGCGGTGCAGGAAGGGAAACTCCCTACAAACTATCAGAGCGTACTACACGAATACGACATTTATAAGAAGAATGGAGGAAATAGCTACGTCGAAGAGAAAGTAGAAGACTACAAAAAATTTTTTAGAAGTGTTATGATATCTAAAGATGGTTCTAGAAAATGAAAAATGGGCTCCTATAGAGGGCTTCGAGGATGTATATGAGGTAAGTTCTTTTGGAAGGATAAGGAGCAAAAAACGCCAAGGATGGAAAAAAGAATACTTATCTGGTTATAAAACGAAATTAGGATATGTATCAATAACTCTTTTAGCTAATGGCGTTAGTAAGCAGAAATTATTGCATTGTATAGTAGCTGATGCTTTTTTAGAGAAGGACCCAGTTAAAAACGAAATCAATCACAAAAATGGCATACGGGATGATAATAGGTTAGAAAATCTTGAACGCTGTACGAGATCCGAAAACATGAAGCACTCATATAGGGTACTTGGCAGAAAACCACCAATGTTAGGAGTACCAGGTCATAATAGAAAGAAAATAATGTGTGTTGAAACTGGCAAAGTTTATGAAAGTTCTTGTGATGCAGCTAGAAAAACAAAGCTTAGAAGGACCGGTATAAGAAATGCGGCGCTAGGATATACAAAAACCTGTGGGTCTATGCATTGGAAGTATATTGAATAAAATTTGGTTCGAAGAAATACAAAAACAAATGAAAAAATAATTTTATTTAAAAAATTTGGCATATTGTTATTAAGTCTACTTGTGAAGTAGGCCGACTAAAAGTGCGCGACCCCTGAGCCCGCGAAGCCCTGAGGCAACGACAAACGATTAGCCTGCTTACGGACAGCTAGAGGATTTGACGATTCGCACTCGCCGAAGCCAACAGATGTTAGACGAGTAAAGTTAATAATAAAAGGAAAATAATGGCTATTTCAGCTTCTAACTACGAACAGACCATTGTCACTGCGCCAACCACGCCTTCGACAGAAAGTCTATTCGATCTCGACTTGATGGCTCCACTTATTCGTGAGCTCGTAGTCGATGGTGTCATTGATGAGCCAAAACTCTCCCAGGATTTGGACAGCGCTCGCTCGTTCTTTACTGGTCAGAATGTCATCAAGACCGATTTCTTGCTAAGCAACCTTAAGTTCGGTCAGCAAGTCCGTGTAAACATCGAAAAGGATCAGAACCCATTGAGCCTCTTCCAGAAGTCTCAGCTTGAGTACAAATCCGTCGATGCTTGCCATGATCAGATCGATCTCAATTGTACTGTTCCATGTATCAACACGCTTCCTACATTCCAGTACATCATCTTCCGCTTCGACTGCGAGTACGCTTACGGCGTTCGCGCTTGCGATAAGAACAAAGATTTCTGGGATTATGACTACTTCACAAAGCAGTACGCTCTATCCCGCCGCGCTGAACAGTTCGGCCGCGAATTGGATCTCTGGAACACTGTTATCAAGGGCTTGATTGCTGCTCCTGCAACAACCGTTGATGCTGTTCTTGCTAAAGAACATCCAACTCACTACTGGGATAATCTTGGCACAGTCACCTGCGCAGCTCGCGAAGCTATCCAGATGGCTTACTGGTACATGAAGACCAACTTCCAGGATGTTAACCCAACCGTATTCATGACGGATGAGGCAGCTCGTGAGCTCATCAAGAGCGTCGAGAATCCATACAACCTCAACCGCTCTCAGAATATCGTTAACACCTTCGAAGAGTGGCATGTCCCTGGCTTCCTAGCAAGCACAGCTGTCAAAGAACTTCTTCCAGTTGTTGGCGAAGTTGTCATCATGAAGCGCAGCCCATGGCTAACAGTCGGCGGTGGCACTTCTGGTGCAGGCGAAATCACCTCTCAGTTCCCACTATGGAACGAAACTGGTACTCGCCAGTATGTAGCTCTCTTGGATCCACGCGTTGGCTTCCAGTTTGCTAAGGATGGCTACCACCTAGTAATCAATCCATACGATTGCGACAAGCTCATCCGCGGTATGATCGACACAGAATATGTCGGTTCCGGTATCACATTCCCACAGTGGGGTATGATCCTCGAGTTCTGCGCAACCGGTTATGACATCGATTGCGAAGGCTGCGGTGAATAAAGCCTAAAGAAGTAGCCCTACGGGGCTACTTTTTGTGTAAGATAAAAATATGGATATAGTTTACTTCGTAAAAGACGGACTCAATAATGACGAGCTTCGGTATTCTCTCAGATCAGTATGCAAGAACCTGAAGTTCGATAGGGTCTGGATTTTCGGAGGTTGCCCAAGAGACATAGTTCCTGACGTGCGTATCAGAGTCGACCAGACAGGCAAGACTAAGTGGGATAGGGTCAGGAATATGTTTAGGATGGCAGCAGAGAACAAAGAGTTGTCTGACGATTTCATTCTCTTTAACGACGATTTCTTCGTTATGCAATATACGGAAGAAATCAAGCCTCTGTATCACTGTACGTTTGACGAAAGAATTGTCCAGTTGCCTAAAGGGGAATATAGGAATAACTTGCAGACCACATGCGATTTCTTAAAAGAAACTATCGACACTCCGTTGTCCTATGAGTTGCATGTTCCATTTGTGTTCAATAAGCAGAAGCTTTTAGAGCTTATAGATAAATACCCAGACTTAAGAAGCACACGCTCACTATATGGCAATCTATTTGACATAGGAGGCGAGAAGAGCGACGACGTTAAAGCTTTCAACGATAGACCGGACTTTGATTACCAGAATACTAGATTTCTTTCTACTGATGATGGAGTTGTGAATATTAACAATAATGTTTGGAGATTTGTAAAAAGAAATTTTCCTAGCAGGTGTAAGTACGAGATATAGTTGAGTTATGGGATTATTAGATACACTAAAAGATACGCTAAAGAACGAGCTAGAGAAAGAATTGAACTCTCGTGGCTACGGTGACAATGACTCTTCGTGGCACAGTTTTAGAGATTTAGCTAATGCTTCACAAAATGAACTTCAAAAAGCTATTGTTGTACAGGCGCTAAGAGAAGTTACTACTGCAGATGATTTCAATAGCTTTGGTGATTTAGCTGCTGCACTAAAAGGCGGAATAGAAAAAACGACTAGAAAGCCAACAGGATTCGAAATGAAAGCCGCATTAAAAGAAGTTAAAAATGCGCTTAATGATGCAGCAGAAGAAACTGCAGACGCTTTTCGTAATAATATGGTCTTTACGCCATGGGACGATCCAGAAGAAGAGAAAAAGAGCGAAGATGATCAATCGAATGGCCAAGACGAAGACATTAGCAAAAACGAAGAAGCTCTGTCTGAAGGTCAAGGCGAAGATAAGAAAGAAGAGTCTAACTCTCCTGATTATGATGTCGATGAAATGGCCGGCGAGTTCATTTTAGGCGCTTGGGGTAATGGTCAGGATCGCATCGACAACATGCTAAATGCTGGCTATACTCTTGATGATTACAACAAGATTCAGCAACGTGTTAACGAAGCTTATGCATCTGGTCGTGACTTACACGAATGGACAAATAAAGCTAACGAGAAGCTTCACTACTGGTAG